TATCAATGATTCATACGCTTGTAGAGAAAGGCGAGTTTTCGCTCCGGTTTGTCGAGAAATCGGGCGCCGTGGTCAATTGTCCGCGCTGTATATGCACTTCATTCCACTCATCCGGACGAACGCTTAACCTTAAGTTTTGCAATTCCGGAGAAATTCGGAAGATCCGCCGCGTTTCAATCATCGAACTTAATGGACAGGAGGTCGCGTTATGATTGAGCAAAACATCATCGATGGATCGGATTACATGCCCGAATTTAAAGCGATATTCCTTACCACGCCATCGCGCGATCTGTTCACCGAACCCGATAGCCCCATCACGGTCGATGCGTTTAAAATTGCTCCCTGGGGAGAAGACAACGATCTGCCGGCACAAATAATTACCAAGGCCGAAAAATCTGAAATCGTTGAAGCCAATTTGCTTTTCAACATTCAGGCCGGATATGGGCAGGGAATAAAGCCAATGCGCCGAATTATCGAGAATGGCAAAATAGTTGGTTACGACGAAATTGTTGAAGGGCCGGTGGTCGATTTCTTCGAGCAAAACGACATCAATGGTTTCTTTTTGGAGCAGCTCACCGATTTGCATCATTTTTACAATGTGTTTCCCGAGATCATCCTTTCAGGCGATAAACGGCAAATTGTTTCGCTCCGGAGCAAGGAAGCGACCTTTTCGCGCTGGGGAACAATGGATCCGAAGCTAGGCCGGATCACGAAACACTACTATTCGGCAAAGTGGGCCGATGGTCCTAATAAAAACAATGTGGTTGCTACCGATGTGCTCGATTCGTACAATCCATTTTTAGACCTCACAAGCCGTATCAGTACAGGCAATTATTCCGCTCTTCGATTTATCGTTCCGGTTAATTTTCCGACTCCCGGACGGCAATACTACCAGCGGCCATATTGGTGGAGCATCTTCCAGAGCGGATGGTACGACTTTGCCACCATGATCCCCGAGTTTAAAAAGGCGCTCCTGAAGAATCAAATGGCCATCAAATACATCGTTTATCTGAGCGACAAATATTGGGATGTACTTTTTCAGCAGGAAGGTATTAATGCCACCGATCAGGAAGCTGTGAAAAATCGTAAGGCTTTGGAGTTCGACAACTTCAAAAAATTCTTATCCGGAGAAAAAAACGCTGGCAAAGGATTGGTTGCCCTCAAAAAAATGATTGCATCCGGATCCACTGCCATCGAGGAAAAGTATATCGAAATTGTACCACTGAAAACAGAGATACAAGGCGGTGAATATATCGAAGACTCCGGCGAGGTCAATTCGATAATCAGCTACGCGATGGGTGTTGATCTGGATATGCCCGGCAAAAAAACAGGCGGAATGTCGGGGACTGACAAGCGTGAACGCTTTCAGATAAAACAAGCCCTGATGAAACCCCTACGCGATCGGTTACTCAAACCGCTGCTCCTGATTAAACAGTTCAATAAATGGGAAAAAGACATCGTTTTTGCCATTCCTGAACCTGTGTTTACAACCCTCGATAAAAATAAAACCGGGCAGGAAACTGCTGTAAATAAATAACCATGCTGATCCCTTCGCTCGATATTTTTAAATCTTTCATCCCTACCATCGTAGGTGAAAACTTCAGTAAATACAGCGCTTTCGTCAGTAATGCCGAACTGTGGCTGAAGAAAGAAATTTCAGGAATAGAATTGTATAAAAAACTGGTTGCTCCTTCGGCTGAACTACCCGAAGATGCAACCGAGCTGCAAAAAGCTGAAGCCGCAGAACTGGCCGAAGCCGTTAAATTTGCACAGGCGGTGGTTGCCTATAAAGCTTATGCCGATGGTGTTCCGCATTTCGATTTGGTTGAAACTGAATCGGGATTTGCTGTAGTTGGTACCGGAAACTTTGCCCCGGCCAGTCAGCAGCGGGTAGCAGCTTTGCAGGCCGGGATGTACAAAAAGCTTTCTGAAGCCGTTGAAACCTTTCTGGAATACCTGGAAGAAACCACCTCGCTGCATGACGAATGGAAAAGCTCGCCAACCTACACTCTATTATCCGAAACCTATATCGTTACCCTGAAAGAATTCTGCCGGCACGTGCAGTATTTGGGCAACCGGATGGAATTTGTAACGCTTAAACCGTCCATGCTCAACGCCATCCACCTGAAGATTGAGCCTGTTATCAGCGCCGAATTGTCGGAAGTAATTATTGAAGAATTGCGTGATGATGAGCTGACAATACCAAACGAAGATATTATATCCGATCTGCGGTTTGCCTTCGCGAACTTCACTTTAGGTTTCAATGAAATTGGTCAGGCTTACCTTATGCGGGTAAGTAAAAAGCTTTACGCCAATCCTGATGATTATCCGGCTTTTCGCGACAGCGATATCTATCAGGCATACGTGGCATCCAAATCAAGGGCGCCAATCAATACAGCCGATGCACCTTTATTTTTTGCCGGAATATGAGAACCATAAACCTTACAAGCCCTCAAAACTGGCAGGAATTAACACCTAAACAGTTGTTGTTTATTTCTGATTTGTACCTCAATAAATATGAGGAATCAGAATTTTTAACCCGTGCATTGATTGGATTAGCAGGCCTCATTCCGGTACCGCATAAAATTGAAGCCGCCGAAATGGAACTGCTTTTTTCGTTCCGTACTTCTGAAGAAAATCCGTTTCAGCTCACAACTGCAGAAATGCACGAAATGTCAACCCGTCTGAAATGGTTGCTCGAATCACCAGGGCTTTGCACCCCTCCGAGCCTGGGAAAATACATCCCGGTAAACAATAGGCTGTTTGGAGTTCCGCTGGAGCAGTACTTACTGGCCGATGCTCATTACATCCGGTTTGCAAAAACAAAAGACCGTTCTATCCTGGATAAATTTGCCGCCGCACTTTACCGCAATAAAGAAAATGAACTTTGGAACGACCAGGCATGGAAAAACCGGATCCCTAAATTTTCAAAGCGCAGCATGGCCGAACTCAATGCCGTTTTTATCTGGTTCACCGGGGTAAAGGCTTTCATCATGGCAAAGTATCCCTATGTTTTCCCGAATTCAACGGGTTCTGGTGGCGAATCAGCTCCTGACGAACAGATACTCCAGCTTCTGGCAAATCTAAATGGTGGCGATGTTACCCGTAATCGCCTGATCATGGAAACACATGTTCATGAAGTACTCTTTGAATTGAACCTCAAAATCGAGAATAGCCAACAGAAATAACAATTCCGAAGGCAACTTTGAACTTTAAACCTTAAACTCTAAAAGATGTTCGACGCCCTAAAATACTCCAAAAATATCGCCCCGCTTATTCCTGAAATTCAAAAGGTGTACAGTGCTACAGGCATTGCCGAAATTGATGAATTGTTACAGGATATCCGGTCCGTTGCGCATCCGGTTTTGATGGTTGAAGATTCGTCGGATGGCGTTTTGTCGCTCGAAAGTGGGAACTATGCCGATGAGTACAATACCGTTTGGTTTCTCGACCGGGTTAAGCTGAACGACAGCCCCGACCGTCGTCGTGCCCAATCGCTTTGTTTTGGCTTAGCCCTCAAATTCTTTAAGAAAATGAAGGCCGATGGACAGAACTTTGGTGATGCCACTTATGGTTTTGAACCTAAAAATATCACTTTCAACCGCGTTGGTCCAATCGGGAATCATTACTACGGATACGCCTTTTCATTCATCATCAGGAACGAAAATTTTTCATTGGAATAGCCATCTGTATATTGCAATAATGCCAAAAATGATGATGAAAAGTACCAGATCACGCACCATTCTATTTTTAAAATTTTGTGGATTATACATTTATAAAAGATACAAAAAATGGCTGGAAATACCAACATAGGAATAACCGTTGAAGCCTGGGCAAAAATCGTAATTGAGCGGTGGGAACAGAAAATTCAGGCACTCAAAATCGGTCATTCAGGCAATTTAGCTAGAAGTTTTACGATGCATGTTTTTACTCAGGCTAATGGAGATCCACAAAAAATAGAATTCGCATTCGAGTATTACGGAAAGTTTGTGGACATGGGCGTTGGTCGGGGTGTCCCAATTTCAAAAGTTGAAAGTGGAAACAATTACCGAAAGCGTAAACCATGGTATTCACCCGTATTTTTTGGTCAGGTTAAAGAGGTTGCACGCATTCTGGCTGAAAAGTATGGAATAAAGGGACAGCTAAGTATAGTTACAAATGTTGTCGAAAATAATTCAAACAATCAATAATCATGTCACAGAACGAAACCGCAAAAGCAACGATTTACCTTGATGGTAAACAGGCTGAAGCCGCGATTGATGCATTAAAAACCAAATCTAAAGAACTCAAGGTTCAGTTCGAAGCAGCAAAAAAGGCGGGTGATAATATTACAATGAAAAAGCTGGAGAATGAGATTCGTAGCGTAGATGCCGCATCCCGTTCGTTGATTAAAGATTCGTTTGATGTTGAAAGGGTTCTAAAAAAAATTAACAAGGTATCCTGGCGCGATCTGGAGAAAGCACAAAAAACAGTTGTTTCAGAAATGAAACGCATGGAGCGCGGTACTGAAGCCTATGCAGCTAAAACCAAAA